TTACCCCAATACTCCCGATACTTCTCCCAGTCATTTTACAGTAAGACAGAAGACGCCCTCTGCGATCACAGCTACACTTCCCGTTCTGGTTACACTCACAAGTCATGGCTTCATAAACGGACAAGCAATCCGAGCAACCAAGTTTATTACTATGCCTTTCGCAAACGCGACAGGGATGGAACAGCTGAACAATAGACTGTTCTACGTGCAACAAGCTACCGCAGATACATTTCAGCTTTACGACGCCAACGGATTTCCAATTGATGGCAGAACTTATACAGCATACATCTCTGGGGGTGAGTTTACTCTTGCAGGCAACACACCATTGATCGTCAATCCTTCTCATTTTCCTCCTCCTGGGATTCCGCCTTTTCCACCTGTGTAGGATCTTTTCCAGTGACAGTTCTCAGATTTACGACTTGTCTTCCATTAAATTGAACGAAGCGTTTTGTCTTCTTGTCGTAGTCTCTAATCCACTCTTTTTCTTCGTTCTCATAGAATACAAAGCCAAGCCTATTCTCGTCATTGACGTCACACTTCCATCCTCTTCCTGTCATGTATTCAATAACTTCTTCTTCCCATGTCATAGGATTATCCTTGTCGATGATCATATATCCCTCTATTTAGTGTGAACTATATCACTTGTCTGGTTTCTAAAGCAAAGTTTACTTATATCTCTATAAGAAAATAGTTGTAAAGTAAATATTTTAGTTGATACAACGAAGTCTGAAACCTTAACACTAAGCAAAGCTAATTAATGAGTCTAACCGAAGCTGAAGCTTTCCAATTGCTCAATAAGCAAGAATGGCGGCTTTGTAACCTATATAAGATCAAAGATAAAGAGGGAAATGTAGTTGATTTTGAACCTAATTGGGCACAAAGCACTCTACTTCATCCTCATAATCTTAACATTGTTCTCAAAGCTAGACAGCTTGGGGTTACGACATTTCATGCGCTTTTGTTCTTAGATACATGCTTATTCCAACCCAACACAAACGCCGCTATCGTAGCGGATAACAAAGACGTCGCGAGAGAAATCTTCGTCGACAAGGTAAAGTTCGCTTATGACAATTTGCCCCAGTTCGTTAGAGACATGTGCCATGCATACCGTGACAACGTTCACGAGATGCGTTTTGCCAATGGCTCAGTATTCCGCGTGGCCACGTCACTCCGTGGCGGTACTATCCAATTACTGCACATCACTGAGTTTGCGAAGGTGTGTCAGGAGAATCCAACCAAGGCTAATGAGATTATTTCAGGGGCTCTCAATGCAGTTCAAGCAGGACAGTTTGTCTGTATTGAATCAACCGCAAGGGGAAGGGATGGTCATTTCTATAACTTATGTAAGTCCGCTCAATCGATGGAAGATACAAAAAGTGAATTAAGCACCTTGGATTGGAAGCTTTGGTTCTTCCCGTGGTGGAAACATCCAGATTATGTATTAGATTCAAGAAATTTATTGATAAGTAAAGACATGTCAGAGTATTTTGAAGTTTTAGAAAGTAAAGACATTTTTTTAAACCCTGAGCAAAAAGCATGGTATATAAAGAAAATGCAGACGCAAGGTGAGTATATGAAGAGGGAATACCCCTCGACACCCGAAGAGGCGTTTGAAAGCGCTAACGAGGGATACTACTTCGCTAAGCAAGTTTCTTTAGCTCGGCAGGAAAGAAGAATATGTCACTTACCCTACGACGAGAATGCAAGGACATTCACGGCTTGGGATATCGGGATTGGCGACTCGTGCGCGATTTGGATTTTCCAGTTGGTAGGTAAAGAGGTTCACTGTATCGACTACTACGAAAACAGTGATGAAGCTCTAGCCCACTACGTGAATTGGCTTAAGAGGAAACCGTACATCATTGAGAAGCACTTCCTTCCACATGATGCGGCTTCGAGAGAGAAGGGGACTGGAAAGTCCTTCGCAGACATCGCAAGGGGATTAGGTCTAAAGGTCGATATCCTACCACGAGATACTAACGAAATGTTCGGTATCGAATGTCTAAGAAGCATGCTACCTAGATTCTTTTTCGACCAAGTTAAGTGTGAGAAAGGGATAAAAGCGATTGAAGCCTTTCGCAAGGAATGGAATGAAAAGTTGGGATGCTACAGAGACAAGAGCTATCACGACTGGGCGTCTCACGGCTCGAAAGCTCTTATCTACTGCGCTGAAGCGGTTCAAAGAACTGGTTCTGCTGCTGGTATGTCCGCAGAAGAGTGGGCAAGGATGCGAAAAGAATGGCTCTAAAAAAAATTTGGCCAAACTATCAAGGAAATAATTGAATGTCAGGCTACGTAGCATACGGCTCTAACAACGAAAAGGTGTTTCAGTTCAATCAGTTCTTCTACGATGCGTACCGCACGTGGGGAGTCTACTACGCTGCTGCCTATAGAGATTTACGTGCTTATGCTGGAGATAACTGGACTAATCTAGAGAAGACCAAGCTAGAGAGACAAAACCGAATGATCTTGGAATTAAACAAGATTCGTAGGGATGTCAACCTCTACTCTGGTTACGAAAGAGAAAATCGAACTGCCACGGTTTGCGCCCCTGTTGAGGGATCTGACGTTCAAACAGCAGACCAGTTCTCCGATGTATTGTATTACGTATATGAAAAGGCAAATGCCGACTACATAATCTCTGAAGCCTTTGAGCATAGTCTTAAAACTGGCCTGTCGATAATTGGCCTCTACATGGACTATTCGAGAGACAAAGTCAACGGCGACATCAAGATGTATTGGAAACCTTTCAATGCACTGATGCTAGACCCCTACTTTACGAAGAGGGATCTCAGTGACTGCGACCAGGCTTCAACCCGCGATCTTCTATCCAAAGAACAAATTAAGTCTTTACTTCCGTGGATAGACCCAACTGTAATCGATAATCTTCCTACGGGAATTAGAGATAACAAATACCAATACTTGGGGATTTACAGGCAATACAACTCCACCTACATCGCTAAAAACCTTTGCACTTACGACCAGTATTGGAAACGAGTAAACAGAGTGCAAAAGTACCTCGTTGACATGGAAACGGGGGTAACAGAGGAGTTTGATGGGGATGGAGAAGAAGAGACTATTCTTAAAATCCAGCTTCGCGAAGATGCTGCCCGTCGAGCTGAAATGGGACTTCCTCCTAGGATGGAGCTTATCTCATCTCATAAGCGATCTGTTGAACTCAATATTATCGTTTCTGGGCAACTACTCTACACAGGCCCAGACCCTACTGGCCTTGATACTTATCCTTTTATACCTGTTCTTCTCTATCACGAACCGCTCATCGATACTTTCGAGCTCAAAATACAAGGTATAGTCCGTTCTGTCCGCGATGCGCAAAGACAGTACAACAGACGCCATAGCCAAATAATCGACCTCATGGAATCGATTATTAATACTGGATACATAACAAAGAATGGCGCTGTTCTTGATCCAAACATGTTAATGCAGGCTGGTCAAGGTAAACAAATCGTAGTTAATGAGGGTTATGATGTTAATGCAGATATCCGAGAAATCTCACCGCCAAACATTCCGCCAGGATACCTGCAATACCAAGACATCATCGACAAAAACATCATGGAAATCCCTGGCGCTTCTGATGAGCTGCTCGGTCTTTCTTCTGTTGGCGACTCACAAGTGTCAGGGAAACTCGCAGAAGTTAGAGCCTCAAACGGCCTCAAAGGGAATAGGGGAATATTTGACAACCTCGAACAAAGCAAAAAGTACCTTGGATTACTAGTAATCGAAGCGATCCAAAAGAACTACCAACCAGGGAAAATCGCAAGAATCATAGGCGAACAGCCTACAGAACAGTTCTTCTCTGGCCAATTTGAAGAATACGACTGCGCGATCAAACAGGCAGTTAAAACAACAACTCAGCGGGAAGCTTACTACTACCAGCTCCTTCAATTGGTCGCTCTTGGAGCACCGATTCCTTGGGCAGACATTATGGAAGTGGCTCCTCTTCAAGGAAGCACCAAGCTGCATGAAGTTATGCGTCAACAAGCAGAGCAAGCTGCACAAGCTGCGCAAGTTGAACAAGAAGCGATGCAGATGCAGAAAATGCTTGATATGGCAGCAGTTAATCAATCCACTGCGCTGGCTGAAGAACGTAGAGCTAGGGTACTTGCGGATATTGGATTGGCTAAAGAGCGTGAATCTGAAGTTACTCAGAACCATGCGAAAGCGTTCTTGGATAACGCCAAGACTATCGCGCAGATACAAGATATACCTCAGAAACGAATGGTTGAGGTTTTAAAGCTCGCGTCTCAGATAAGGGCGCAAGAAAAGCAAGAGGCAGAAGCCGAATTGCAGAAGGACATGAAACGGGCACAAGCCCTTAAACAATAAGGAAAACATATGGCTAAAGGTACAGCTACATCTAACAAGATGATGCCCCGTATGGAGACTTATGGTGGTCAAAATAACCCAGGTTATCAGCCTCCACAAGGTTCCGCAGGAGCAAGCGCTTTTGGTGCTTACAGCACTAAGAGCAACCCATTGAGCGTTCCAAAGAAAGGATCAGATATTGGCCCTGGATATGGGAACT